TTACAGCGTTTTACTTCCTCGCACCGTGCTTGTTGTTCGTTGACGCCGCAGGGTATCCTTCAACATCTCGGATCTTCCCAGCAGTACGTGCTTCTGCAATCTCAGTATCGATCTTGAGCCACATCTCATGCTCGTTCAAGCCTTGATTGGCTGGTAGCGCGCGGGTCTTGTCTTCGATAACCTTGGGTGTGTCCCCTATGGGGCTTGGTGTAATTGCTTGCGCCATACTACCTCTGTTCTGGTTTCTTACGTTTAAGACGCTTCACCGCACCCTTAGGCGTTGGGAGCTGGGTAGGAAGGTCTAGCTTCCCGCCCTTGTTCTTTTTGCCGAGGTCTTTCATCTTACCCATTACTCTCTTCCTTCCCACTTTCGAGTTTGCTCGTTGTTCAAGACGATCTGATCGTATTGAGCGCGGATCTGCTTCTCAGAGTCTTCTGGAGTCGTGCCGCTACTCCCGCTGATGTTGCGCCAAGACTTCTCAGCTTGTGCCCACGCGTCCTTATCAAGTCCTGCAGGCACCTTAAGGCCCTCCTTGAGCTCTCCAGTTGCCTGGGGTGATACAGTGGGGTTCTGAGCCTGTTTCTTGTTTACAGCGCCTACAGCGCCGTCTGAGTCTTTTCCTGTGGCCTTCTCAAACTTCTTCTGCTGAGGTGTGTCGTTATCGGTGGCCTTAGTGACCTTGTCTGGTTCACCGAATGGGTATTCATAGGTTGCCATTTTGGTTCTCCTGCCGCCCGTATTGATACCATTATAACAGAAAAAGGTCCCGAAGGACCTTAAACCGTACAGTACATCTGTTAAGACTTGAGAACAAATCCGAAGTTTGTACGTAGTGCGTTGTGTCCGTAAAGGACATCAACAGTGACCAACCAACCGAGGTACTCTTGCTTATATTGAGCTTGAGTACGGGGGGTCTGTTGGAGCGCAATCGCCCATGCTTCCTTGTGGAAGAAAAGGTGGTTGTATTCGTCAGTTGCAGTGTCAAGGTAAACCAGGTTCTGGCTCATAAAGACGTCTGCGCCGTAGATACGACCAATACGACCGTTCACAATTGAGTTGTTGTCGCCACCAACGCCAAGGGCGTCGTAACGAACATACTTATCAATCGCTAGCATTTCGGCTTCACCCTTAGGGGCGACGACGATAGCTCGGTCAGATCGAGGGGCTTTGTTCTCACTTAGGTAACGGTTCACTGTAAGAATGAGGTTGTCATTCAAAGCAGTACCGTAGGCACCGTAAGCTTGTCCAGCAGTCTTCCATGTGCTGGTCATGTTTGTTGCCAGGTCAGAATCGATCTTCTCTGCGATAGCGTATGCGGCTGCTTGTGTGTAGTCGCTACGTAGGTCGTAGACTGATTGAATCTTAACGAGGTCTTCTACGATGAATGAGCTTTCATAGTGCTTGTTCAAGACAATCGTAGTCTTTGTTTCAGTGTTGTAGTTCAAGGTAACGACGGTGTTCTGCGACTTCAAGTTTGCCGTGATGGCTGAGACGTTTGGAATTTCCAAAGTCTGTCCGCCTGCCTTTACATCGGCGTCGTAGTGCTTAATGAGTGGTAAGAGAACGAGATTGCTCTTAACAAACATAAGGACTTCGCGCGACCAGATGTTAGGTCGGAAAACGTTAGCTGCAGTTGCACCGATGTTAACGTTACCTGAACCGTATAGTCCAGTTGTTGCCATTAGTGTATCTCCAAATTAGTTATTGTGCCATTGCCTTGTTGATCTCTTCGCGGTGTTCCATAAACCATTCCTGGCTATTAGCACCTACTAGGGAATCAACATTCTGTGGAGTAATTGCTGCGCTGGATGATCCAGAGTTTACAGCGTTCCCCCTAGGAACGGCGGCTTGTTGCTTGTGGGCTAAGGATTCGAGACCTTCTCGTTTCCCTTGTGACTTTAAGGCGTCAGGGTTTTGAGCAACTGCCATAGCATAGCTAGCTTTCAGGATTGCCTCTGGAGATCCGTAGAGCCCCGACTCGACCGCGAGTTTAGCCATATCGGCTTCATATGCGCGTGCGTCAGGATTTGATTCCCAGAAATCTCTAATAGAGTCTTTGACCTCCATGCGTTGTAGTCGTTTAAGGACTTCAGGGTTTTGCCCTGTTGCCTCTGCTACTTGAGTAGCCGACTCATCTGACATGGAGCTCATGGTTCGTTCGAGCTCGCTTGCCTTAGTTGCTTTGCTGTGCATCAGCTTCTCGGCGTTCATAGCCATTTTAGCTGCTTTTCTAGCGTTGTCGCTATCGAGTTCCAAGCCTTTCGTTGCAGCAAACTTTGCGAGTTGTTCGTCATCAGACGGCTCACTGGTTGCCTCAGCCTCTTGTACCTCTTCTATGGGTGCTTCTACCGCTGGCGCATCTTCCTTCTCCTCTGGTTCTGAAGCAGCCACTGCCATCCCTTGGTCGTCGATCGCGATCCCGTTGATGTGTTGCGCTTCGCCAGATTCAACAGGAGCGTCAGTTGTGGTTTCTTCGTCCATTGTTGTACCTTTCTATCACTAGCCCGAATTGTAGCTGGTTTAATACGGGCTAGTATTAATAATGTTCCAGCTACAATTCCGAATAACGATTAGGTCTTCTTCACCCCTCCTAACACACTCTGAATATGCTCCTGGACTAAGCGTGCTCCCTTAGCCCTCTGCGTAAAGTCTCTTGCAGTCTCACCATTGATCTCAGCGGATCGGTGTTGCTCATCAATGATATTCTCAATGGTCTTGAGGAACTCTTGACCCTCTTCACTCTTAAGGAAGAATGCGACGTAGGCATCGGTTATCTTGCTCATATGCCCCCTTGCATCTGGCGGAGCTTCGCTACCTTAATGGCTAGGTCAACGTCGTGGGTCTCTGCGGCCTGCTCCATAGCCTGTTGCTCACGAGCCGCCTTGATCTCTAGTGAGGGATCAACTGGAGGAGCCATCATCTCGGGGGGGAAAGCACCACCACCCATCATGCTTGCAAGTTCAGGGGGCAATCCAGCAGCCATTGGGTCGCCATCGGGAGGGAGCCCGCCCATATCTGCTGGTGCCATAAGGGATTCTACTTCGTCTGGGTCGAGGTCAAACGAACGTGCTAGGACAAGCTTCTTCAATTCTTGCTGGTTAACGTCTGGATCGCCCAGGAATGCTCCCAATAATTCTTTCGCGTCTTCGGCCTGGTTCCGCTTCTCGTTGTTGATAGAAGCCTCTAGTTGGACTCTAGGTTCGTAGTCTCCCTGGAACTCTGATGGGTCGAACTCCTCCCAGCGTGCTCCATCCTTTCCCACGATACGTACCATCATTGGCTCGGTAACATAGAGTTGGATCATTCTGAAGATAATCTTCGCTACTCGGTAGAAGTAACCGTTTTCGATCTGCGTGACCTTTAGGCTAAATCGCTGGCCCGCTCCTGCCACCTGAGCATCGATCTCCGTAGCCGTCCTCTTGCCGCCACCTTCGGCGCCAACACCCTTCACCACCTCATTAGATGCGGTAGTCTCGCGGATCTCGTTCTTGATGTTCTGTCGCTCTAAGAAAGCATCTGGGGGGATAGACCGTTGCATGATTGGATTCAAAGCATCTTTAGCTACAGGATAGACCGCACCAGGAAGGTTCTCAATCTCGCTTAACAGGTGGGCGTACGCAGGGTCGAGGGTGTACATCTGGTTCAATGTGTACGTAATAGAGTCGATGTTCTGGTTGGTAATATCGTTGAGAAGCTCTTGCTCGTCGGCAATAATGTCGATCTCTCCCTTAGCGTAGAAAAGTGACTCGTCCACATAGTCCCTCGCATCTGCAAAGGGTAGGAGACCTTTGGGATACTTAGACCCGTTCGCTTTATCTTTAGCTTTGAAGTAGTTCTCCGAATCTTCGATAACCACTGACCGATTCGCTACGGAAATAGTCTTATCCTCAGTCCAGTACTCTAACACTTCAATCTGGTGTTTGTGAGCTTCCGAGACGGTGGAGCCATACCACATATCCTTCTGTTCTTTGTCCGTATTCTCACCCTGTGTACCGCCCTCGTACTTCACCTTGTCAAGGTTAGAGTACTTCTTCTTCATCGGATAGTTGCCCTCAGCGTCGGGTTTGGCGTCAAAGTCGACGATCTCGAACTCTTCTAGCTCTTCTTTTGAGATGAGGTAACGTCTACCACAGTAACGAGTTTTCCCTTCGGAAAGCTCAGACGACTCAGGACTTATCCAGAAGTCCCTGATAGGTACGTTAATAAGGCAGGGATGATCACCCTCCCAGTAAAAGAAATCCACAGCGGTTCCGAGCTTGAACATGTTCCTGCCCGTGTTAATGATCTTTAAGCTCCATTGGTCTTTGTCCCAATAGAAATCTAACAGAGCATTTAGAATGTCCGTCTTCTGATCTTGCTTCTCTTGAGGGGGGAGGTACTGGAACCTCGGCTTTGAGCCGAACAGCCCAGATGTGAGAGTCTCTACAGTAGAGAAGGACATAGGGACGAAGGTATCTGTGATCCCTTGGTAGCCCCGCTTCACGCGGTTGTTGTTATACAGCTTATAGTTGTTGTCCCAACGAGTGTGCCAGGAGCTTTCTGTATATTCCCAAGAACGGTTGAAGGCATTCACCACCGTCTCTAGAGTATTATCAACCTTTTGTGAAAGTTTACGAGCGGGCATGAGAACCTCAACCCCAGTATCCAATGAGGTGATTATAGCATGAGCACTTAGAGTTGCATAGTAGCTTTTAAGAACGCTGGGTTTGGATACTGAAGCATTTTATTACTTAGTCCCAGCGTTCGTAGAAACTACCCTGTCATGCTCTTAGCTCTGACCATCGCAGCGGGTTTGTAAGCGTGGACAATCGTTGCCGTTGAACGTAGGCCCTCGAAGGCATACCTCGTGGCGTCGAGGAAGTGGTTCCAGATGTCTATCGGCTTATTAAGACCCCTTCCTTCCTTATCCGTATCCCACAGGTAGTTACGATACTCCTTGATCCCGTTTACTGAACGCTTTGTAATGGATATCTTCTGGTCTTGAACGTACTGAATCCCTTGCATAACTGAGTCTCTCCCCTTCGTTACGGGGATGACGTTCACACCGTACATCTTCAGCTCATCTATGCTTTTAGGCTCTGCGCTATCCGCCACGACAAGCGCGAGAGCCTGGTTAAGAAGTACGTCCGCTATCTGCTTATTGCTTAAGCCCTTCTGGTAAGTGATCTCGTCAAGGATGTATCCCCCGTTGTAGTAGTAAACAGCCACAATGGCCGTCGGGTCGTTTGAGTACCCAAAGTCCACACCATACCTTTCTAGCCTTGCTTCGTGAGGGATATCGTTGACTATTTGCCAGTCGCGGTAGATCTTTCCTTCCACTTCTCCTAGCTGCCCCAGTCCATAAACAGCCCACCAGTTCTTATTCCCCTTGCGCGCCTCGATTGAATCAACGATCGTCTGGGGAAGTCCCTCGTTATCCTTGTACGTGAGAGTGATGAAGTCCACGTCTCTCGTGGGTAGAACATCCGTATACCACCAGAACTCGTTAGTAGGGTTGTAGTCCAGCCATATCTCGTCTGAGGTACGAACTTCTAACTGATCAAAGGTCTCAAGAGGAAGGTTGTTGGCCTCATTTAAGAATAGCCTATGCCTTCGGGGACCGCGTACTTTACTCGGTTGGTCAGCGGAGAAGAACTCTATCCTCGAACCAGTTTCAAATGTATAGGTGAAGTCCGACCTGTTCCACCTATCGTCCTTGAAGTAGTTGTGCTCCTGAAGGATGGAGAGAAAGTCTCTCATCGCTCCTCTCTTAAGATGCGGCATGGACTCCGAGACAACCGATGTGATAGTAGGCTTCTCGTCGCTCTGAGCCTTGTCTATGAGAATCTGTAGGATGGAGATCGTTTTACCTGCGGACGTCCCACCAGCCACGCCTTTAATGCGTTTACGGAGCTTGAGAAGTTTGTCTGTTGCTGTCGTTGCTACGTACATTATATCGTATTCGCCCTACTTTTTAGTCGTCTTCTGGTATAAGCTCGGAAATCTCGGCACTATTAGTGCCTTCCTCGGTCTCGTTTATATCGCCCTTGACGTTATCGCTAGTCTTTCCGCCTAGAATCGGGGTCACTTGCTCGACCTTTGCGTCGATCTTTGTCTGCTCGATATACCCGTGTTTACTACTCAACAGTAGCTTGGCGATCGTAGAGTTATACCTATTCGCCAAGCTATTTTGTAGAAGCTTATTAGCCTGCCTCACCTTTAAATCTGCTAAAATGTCGGAAAACTCTTTACTTTCCTTGGCCCATTCGTACAGAGTATCTCTACTTATATTCAGGTCTATGGCTAACCCTTCCACTGTAGGGAGGAGAGTGTTGATGCTAACATCAAAGCTATCTACATGCGCTCTCGCCTGCTCTATCACTTCGTCTGTAAGTTTAGTTGGTCGTCCGCCTGCCATGATGTCTATAATGTAACACTTATGCTAAAACTTGTCACTCTTTGCCCCATTCAACAGTGACGAGTATGCTCTCGCCTTCTTTGTTCTTTCCTCTTATCTGCAGGAAGAAAGGATGCTCATCGGTGCCTAACGGTTCCCACAAGTACGTTGTGTCGCTTGACTCTAAAAGTGACTTCAGCTCCTGCTTTATCTCTTGCATTGTCATGCTTTCCCGCTCTTGCTACCCTTAGGGGTCTCCTCTGTTTGCTTCTCTTGGATGCGTCTTGTAAGCTCCTGATTAATGATCTGCAGGTTCTTCTCAATACGCTCCTTTTCTAGAAGGTTATCGTAGGCCAAAGCCTTCAACTGGTCTTCCGATAACGTTGATACGTCTGTTGTCATAGATTGCCCTTGTTTAGTACGTATATTATATCACAACCAAAAAGCACCCCCGAAAGAGTGCGTTGGGTGGAGTTTGGGAGGGCTTTGTTTGTCCAGTTGTATTATAAACCAAGAACCGCCTCATGTGAAGCGGGTTCTTAGATTCCATTTGCGATCAACTTACCTTGATTGTTCTATTATAGCACATCAAAACCCCAGCCAAGAGGTTAATTATTGTAGATTGGTGTCCCTATTTATAGCAGCGAGGTTCCTGCTATAAAGGTTCGTGCTACTGTCGCCTCCCATCGCTAGTTCTCTAGCAGATTGGTAAACATCGCTCTGCCAGGAAGTTAACTCTTTCCTGAACAGATCTTTAACGGCCTTTAACTTATGCGCCTCAGTGGTTGCCTCAACGAGGGTGAGTATTCTTCCCGTAAGGTTGCTCATAACCTGCCACTCAAGGATCGGGTCTAAGACCATGCCTCCTGTAAGTCCCGTGTTATCTTCGGTCTCCCTAACCACTGCTATAGGGAAGTCGGGGGCTTCTCTAAACTGTCCGTCTACATCTAAAACTTTTGCAACTGCTTTCGCCTGGTGAATCTTTGGCATAACTAAACTTCTTTCTAAACTTAACTTGGCTGGAGATTTAAGGTGCTACCCCGATTATAACAGAAAAGCACCTCTACGACGGATGCTTTTACTATACTACACCTTGGTTATGTAGTTGCCCACATTAAAGGCTCTTGGTTGTGTAGTCTGTCATCAGATACCCTCTTCAATAGCGTCAATCTTTTGCATAGTCTTAGCGTAGCACAAGGTTCGCTTCTTTTCTAGTTGCTCGATACGCTCCTTGATCTGCATCTCGAACTTTAGCGCCATCGTCCTCTCACCATTCGAGAATATGCCGTTCTCCTGTGCGCCCGTGTTTGGAATGTACGGTTCAATCATGGGGCGTTCTATGGCCTCCAGTGCTTCCTTTGCTGCTGCGGCGCGTTCAGACTCTATGAGAGCCATAATTTCGTCAGTACGGCGCTCCAAGTCCTCTCGCGCGCTAATATCGCTAGTCCAGCCCCTATATACTTGGAGCTCGTTCTTTACCTTGTCTCGTAGTTCTTGGCTATCCATTACCACTCCTTCTCTATCTTATTTCTTGAATGTCTCTCACACACAGTATGGATCTCACAATGCCTATGGTCTGGGTCACAGAACAACCCTGCACCTACCGATGGCTCACCGCATGGCAACAACCTTACGTTGGCTCCCGTTCCTTCCCACTTAGTCCCTGGCCATGTACACGTGTCTCGGGCGACGTAGGTAGAGAAAGCCTTGTGTGTCGTACTATCCATTACTTGCCTCCTCTGTTACTCATACTTTATTACTCCGCTTTGAAACTCTTGCCACTGGTCTGGCTCAAGGTCGTCTTTTAGTAAGTTACAGCCAAAGTGTGCAAGGCGGTAGTTCTCCAATTCGTCTTTCCCGCCTTTACTGAGTGGCTGCCAGTGGTCTATGGTAATATCTTTCATAGTCTCAAATGGGCTGCTGCAGAGGTAACATACACCTCCATACTGGTTCACAAGGGCCTTACGTTGCCAGATTCGTGAAAGGGATTTAACCCTTCGCCACTTTCCCATTGTTTTCTCCTTCTGTGTTGTAGAGAGCCTTACGGACAACTTCCATAACTTCATTTAGCGTAGTCTCTTCTCGCTCTTCGACCTGCGTAAGCGAGTGTTCCAAGCCCCTTCTTCCGTGAGTATAACCAGCGTCATAGTTCTGGCAGCCTACTAAATGTAAGACTGACTCGATCTCTTTTCTTATTTGGTCTAGGTTACTTTCTGTAGGCATCACATTGTTACCCCATGAACCGTAAAAGTGGTTTCTTTACCACATCCAGGACATTGCCACGTATGTACACCAGCAGGGAGAACAATCATTCCTGGCGGGTCATGCTCTGGATGACTGCACGCTTTGACTTCTGGCACATATTTCTTTTTGATGAATGGCATTTACTCGTCCTCCTTAAATGTCTTACTCTCTACCTCTGTTAATATCGTGTCTATTGCTCGTTCGTCAAGCCACGCGGCCGTACCGTGTCCGTCTATAAGCAAGTAATCCCTGGGCTCTCCAGACTTTACGGCTTGAATAGTCCCGAAGTTTGGTACCGTAGTCCCTAAAAGATACGCTGGCTTATTCATTTCTTGGCCTCCTCAAACGTCGTTTTTACCTTCCTGAGTGCCGTAAAGTATCCAAAGTCTGCACCGTCACAAAAACCTGCACTATTATCTTCCCTGTCGAGATTCAAGCCCTTTGTAGCGTCTGGTAACGCATCTATCACTGTCTGGAGGATAGCGTTGGTCAGCTCTTCGTCTGACTTCTCCATTACTAGCGATAGCTCTTTTAGTATCTGCTCTCTAAGC